AACCCAGAGATGACACTCACCGGGGCATATCTCGAATCCCTCCCAGTGCTGAACGCATCCTTGGGTGAGATTTCGCAGGTGGACATCGTGTTCCGTGGCGGCGTTTATTCAGAGGTAGTGGCCTAAAAAAGCCAACAACGAAAGGGACCAAATGAAATTGACACTCAAAGTGGACACGGGCTCAGGCCCGTACACCGTCACAACAAACCTGCACACCATCGTGCTTTGGGAGCGGAAATACCGGACAAAGGCTTCCAAACTTGCAGAGGGCATTGGCATGGAGGATCTAGCATTTCTTGCTTTTGAATCCGCCAAAGCCGCAGGTATTGAAACACCAATCGTGTTTGACGATTACCTCAAAACCATTGTGGAAATTGAGGTCATGGAAGAGGAAACCGTAAACCCTACGCAGGGGGAACCCACCGTCACCTCCTAGCCCAAGTGCTAGTGAATTGCGGATGGTGGCCCCCAGCCATCGAATTTGATTTGAACGATCTAGCAACGGTTGTTCGAATCATCAATGAAAGCCGCAAAAGATGAGCGCAAATTTCACGCTAGAAGTTGAGGGAATCAAGGAAGCTTTGCGTGACATCAACAAAGTGAGCCCCGCTTTGCGCCGTCAAATCACCAAAGATTTCAAAGAGATTGTGGCGCCCGTAGTCAAAGACGCTCGAGAGAAAAACCCACAAGAGCCACCGCTCTCTGGTTTCGTCCGCAAGTGGACCACCAAAAGCGGCTTGGAAATGTTCCCATGGGATCCAAAGAAATCTGACCGGGCAATTGCAGCTGGTACTTCTGGCAAGAAACCCAAACTGTTTAACGGCATGACCCAAAACCTCTCAGCGTTTTTTATTCGTTGGAAAGGCCCACAGTCCACGTTGTTTGAAATGGCCACCAAAGGCAACTTGGGTGGAAACCTTGACGCCAAACACGGCCTCCCCGGGCGTGTGATTTGGCGCTCCTGGGACGCTCATCAAGATGAGGTAATGCGCAGGGTGAGAGAGCTGGTTGATGGGATAATGAAGCAAGCAGACAAAGCCCAGAGGAGCCTTAAAAAATGAGTATCAGAATCCCCATTGTTTCCCAGTTTTCTGACAAGGGCGTCAAGCAAGCTGAAAAGGCTTTTGGCTCACTGAAGAGTTCTTCAGACAAGATGGGCAAGGCCATGAAAGTGGCAGGAGTTGCTGCTGCTGCTGGTTTGGCTACTGCCGCATATGCCGCTTGGGATTTTGCTAAGGCCGCTATGGAGGATGAAAAAGCAGCTGCTGAACTTGCCCGCCAACTTCAGAAAACAACCGGGGCAACTGACGCACAGATTGCATCCGTGGAAAAGTGGATTACCACCGTCTCGTTGGCTACTGGTACCGCTGACACAGATTTGAGGCCAGCGCTCGCCACCATCACTCGAGCCACTAAAGACGTGACCAAAGCACAAAAGCTTTTGACACTGGCACAAGACATCAGCACCGCAACTCAAAAGCCGTTGGCAGCAACTAGCAAAGCAATTGCTATGGCGTACTCAGGCCAGTTTGGAGCGCTTCGAAAACTGAGCCCAGAGACCGCCAAACTCATCAAGGCTGGCGCATCAGCGGATGAAGTTTTCAAATCTTTGGAAAGCACTTTTGGCGGGGCAGCTGCCACAGCAGCAGACACCACCGCCGGCAGGTTCCAACGTTTCAAGGTTGCCGTGGATGAGCTCAAAGAGGGATTGGGATCAGCGCTACTTCCAGCCATGAGCGCCGTCTCAGGTTTTGCCGTCAACAAACTCATCCCAGCGTTTCAAAGCTTTCAAGATTCCGTGGACAAAAACGGTTTTCAAAAAACCATCAAAACATATTTTGACAATGCCAAAGCATGGTTGACCGGTGACGGCCTCAAAGATTTTGCAGCAAGCCTGCAAAAGATGGGGCAAGCGTTGGTCAATTGGATTGGTCCACGCATCAAGCCATTCGTGAAGAAACTGGGCGAGTTAATTGCAGCGGGCGCCAATTGGATTTTGGACGTTGGCCTGCCTATGTACATAGACAAGATGAAAGAGCTATACAGCACTTTTGTCAAATGGATTAAGCCACAGATTGCACCAATGCTGAAAGAGCTGGGAAATCTCATTGGCAAACTTGCTGAGTGGGCGCTCACCGTTGCGCTCCCCAAGCTGGTGAAACTTGCTTTGGAATGGGGCATCGCTCTCGCAGGCTTTGCAAAGGATCTGGCGCCCGAAATCATCAAGGGACTCATCATTGCTTTTGGTGAAGTAGTGGCAGCACTTGGGCGTATCGGCAAAAAACTTTTGGACGCTTTCATTGACTTGGGCAAGAAACTTGGAAAAGCAATTGCCAACGGCGCCATTGACGGTTTGAACAAAGTGATTAGCGGCCTCAACCAATTGTTGGAATTCAAAATCCCATTGCCCGCTGGTAGGTCCTTTACTGTCAACGCTCCTGACATTCCACAGATTCCCGCACTAGCTCAGGGTGGAATCGTGACCGGTCCACAATTAGCTCTCATAGGCGAGAAAGGCCCAGAGGCCGTTATTCCTCTCGACAAGATGGGAGCAATGGGTGGCAACACGTTTGTGATCCAAACAGGAGTTGGTGACCCCGTAGCCATTGGGCGTGAGATTGAAAGAGTCATGCAGCGCTACCAGCGCCGCACAGGAGTAGCGGCCTAATGCCGTACCCCACACCAATTGTTGAAATTGGTTTTGACCACGGGCCCTATGAGCTCAACCCCACATGGACGCCCGTCACCAGCTACGTGTGGAACATGACCATTGACCGGGGGCGTTCAGACGATTGGGGAGACTTTGACGGCTCAGCCTCAGTGACGCTCAACAACCGTGACCGCCGCTTCGACCCGTACAACACAAGCGGGCCCTATTACGGCAAGCTCCTACCACGGCGCCAGATTCGCATCAGAGCGCAAACAATCGAGGCAGGAGTCACGACAACCCATGACGTGTTCCGTGGGTTCATTGACGGGTGGAACCCCGAGTGGACGGACGCAGGGACAAACTCTTCAGTGACGCTTTCTTGCTTTGACGCCCTCCAACTTTTGGGATCTGAACAACTCCCCGCCGATTGGTCCCGTGACTACATTTTGAGCACCAACCCACGGCACTACTACCCATGCGATGAGCCCGTGAGCCCGTTTACGGCTAATCAAGTCATCAAGGACTATGGCTCTCAACCGTTCAACATGGCAACCACCACGGCAGCCTCAAGCGGTGGCCAGCTGGCGGTGGGCCTTGTCAATAACTCTGTGACGGGCACAGGCTCTGACGCTGCACTATCCGCACAAGGCGGGACCAATAGCAGCCCGGGCAGTTTCAGTGTGTCTTGCTGGGCTATCCCTGACGCATCAACCAGCGGCAGCTCAAACTTTGTGACCGGCTCGATATACAACCATTTTTTCTATTTCGGTTACAGCAACACCACAGGCAAATTTTTTGTGGAAATTACTGAACCGTCATTTGGTAACTCCAAAATATTTTCCACAACTATTTCAGGATGGGACTCAGGCATGCCCCGCATGTTGTCCTTTGATTGGAATAGCTCAGCCCGCACTATTGCGCTGTACGTGGACGGAATAGCCGTTGCAACCAGTGTGTTCAACAGCGCTGGCATTTATGTCCCGCTCCCTGAAGCCGTCAACATCGGCACAGGATCTGTTCAACAAGTAATCGTGTGGAGCACTGGCATTGCCCAATCCATATTCCAGGAGATTTTCAAATACTCCACGGTTGCATTAGCCGAAACAACCAGCGCCCGCTTTCAACGGATTATGGCGCTCTCACAGTTTCCCAATGCTTTGACGTCACCAGCTGCTTCACCGGTCAACAGTGTTTTGGACATCACAGATGATGCACCGTTCATTGCTCCAGAGCTTCGAAAGGTTGCCACCTCAGAGGGCGGACCGTTGTTTGTTTCCAAGGCTGGTGTGCTCACCATGTTCAGCCAACTCCAGCAATTTCAGCAGACCAAAAGCGTTGTTTCTCAGGTGACCTACGGGGACGGGGGGACAGACATGGGGACCACGGTGCAGCTCAGCCCGGACGGGGACTCAATGCGCAACATGGTGAACGTGACCATGAGTCAAGGTGGCGTGTATAACCAGCGCAACACGGCAAGCATTAACGCCTACGGTGAGGCCTCAATGGGCCTCGATACTCAGGTGCTGACATTGGCAAACGCTCAAGCATTGGGCAACATTTCCACGGGATGGGGCGGAAACATCTATCCCCGTCTTTCACCCGTTGATGTTGTTTTGGATGCGGCAAACATTTGGAAACCAACTTTGGATCTAGAGCTCATGGAGCGCATCACAGTCAAAGTGAAACCGCCCACAGGAAATGTGATAACCGTTCCCATGTTGGTGCAATCCATCCGCCATTCTGTTGAGCCGGGTTTCTGGCAGACCACCCTTGAGGGCTCTGCACGGTGGGCGGCGGTGTTCATAATCAATCAGTCACTTATCGGTGGCACGGACCTTTTAGGATGACCTCATGACCTATCCAACGTTTAACAATGGGGACGCCCTCCCAGCAAGTGACCTCAATGCCATTGGCCTTTGGTTGGTCAAATCTCAAACCGTGGGCACTGGCGTTGCAAGCGTTGTTGTCACTGGCGCTTTCTCATCCGATTACGACAACTACGTGGTGACATACACGGGCGGTGTTGCTTCCGTAGGTGGGGCGCAATTGCGATTGGCGCTCAATGTTGATACCGGAAACAACTACTACTCAAACACCATTCACCAGACCGCAGGCGTTTCCACCGTTGTTGGCTCAGCCTTTGGAGCGCTCGTTGGATTCACCGTTGTTGGCTATGTCGATACCGGAGACTTCAGCCTTGTGATGAACATCAACAACCCAAACCGTGCGCTCAATACCAATTTCTTCGGATCGTTCAATTGCCTAGGCGGTTCATCACGGACAGGAACAATGGGTGGGTGGTCAATCTCCAGCGCCCAAAACACTGGCTTCACTTACTACCCATCAAGCGGAACTTTGACAGGAGGAACAATTCGTGTCTACGGAATCAGAAACTAAAAAACCTTTGCTTATTCAGATTGATGACGTCATCAGAGAAATGACCCTTGAGGAGGTGACAGCGCATGAAAAGAATCTCGCTATTGACACTGACAGTCCTAGCGTCCCTAGTTTTGAGTAGCTGTGCAGATCGCACCCGATACAACTGTGAAACAACACCGGACAACGGACTACTAGAAAGGCGCTGCCCATGAACCCCGAAAAAAGAATGAGCAATGAGGAAATCAAAGCCCGCATAGTCATGATTGTGGCCATTGGGCTCACGCTCTCATTTGTGGGCTCAGTGTTCACAATTCTCTACGGATTGCTATTTGTGACACAGCCTCAGAAAATGGCAGAGCTAGACGCCGCTCAGGTTTCAGTGCTCTCAAGTATGTTGCTCACCCTCAGTGGCGGTTTGATAGGGCTCCTCGCAGGGAACGGGTTAAAAGATAAGCCCAAGGATCCACCAGCTGGGCCAACGCCATGACAAGGCCGTATCCATACTGGCCAGCGTGGGACGGAAAAAAAGAACAACCCATCACCACCAAACTCGTTGAGCTCTGTGGCAAGAGATACAAAACCCGCAACCTTGGAACCTATGTTTTAAGGCCCATGAGAAACCCCACAGCAAACGGTGCTCTATCCGTGCATAGCACCGGGTTTGCAGCGGACTTGGGTGCAGATCTCAAAACTCTCCAGCTCATGTGGGAGTTTTTTGTGACCAATTCAGCCGCCTTGCGGGTTTCAGAGGTCCATTTTTACAAAGCGCCCGGCACAAAATACGGTTTGGGTTATCGCTCCAGCCGTGGTGAGGGGATGAAAGGCGTAAAGAAATGGACAGCCACAGACAACGGTGGACCCGGAGGCCTGTGGCTCCACATAGAGCTCGAGGAACAAGACGTGGCCCATTTTGAAGCAGAATTCCGCAGGCTAAAGCCCACCTGATTTGCCCTGATTGAGCCTTGGACAGCTCTCACGGCACGGCGGTCCCAAGGGTTCCCCTTTCTCCCTTGGGGCTGCCACCCCCGCATTGCTTGCGTTTGTGTTTGCGTTTTGTTACTGTGGACTTTGCCAGCCAAGTGGCACAAACGAAAGGGACCCAAATGGACCTCACACCAGACCAGCAACTCGTGCTCGATGGGCGCATGATTGACTACACCCGGCACGAAATCGCACAAGAAACCCACCTCACGCTCACACAGGTGGACACCATCATTGACGAGCTCATCGAGATGGGATGGCTGCAATGAACGCCACAGCAGCCTATTTTGTGGGAATCGCCATTGGAGCCGTGATTGCCCTCATTGGGCAGGCACTCTGGCAAGCAGCCGATAGAGCGGAACAAAAGAAACTGCAAAAACAAGCAGCCATCCGCCGCTATCGATTAGAGCAAAGGATCCAGCAACGTGATCAAAATAACTAGCGCCGTTTTGGTGCTCACCTTTATTGCACCAGCGCAAGCAAACGCCCAAGACCCATTCAGTGGGCGAATACTCGCCCCGCACTTTTACCACCGCCTAGCAAAGTGTGAGACGGGTTCCAAGTGGCTTGACGCAGGCACCCGCAAGAATTACACCAGCGGATTTGGAATTGCCCGTGGCGTGTGGGCAGCTTTCAGCAACAGCTCAACCGCTGACCGGTACACACCAGCAGAGCAAGCCATGATCGTTGACAAAATCGCTTTCTTAGGACACACGGAAGAGGGAAAATTCAAACCACCCGTGGGGCCTTGGGGATGGGCGGTTGTCAAATCAAATTGCATGAATCTCCAAAGGTTCATATGCAAATCAAAGCACCCAAAGGTGCAGAGATGGAAACGTGGCTGCTAGTCACTGAAAGGGAAAAATGAAAGAGAAAGATGCAATGGTGACAATTGCTGCTCGAATCCCAGCGGAACACGCTGAATTCTTGCGCCAGCATTGTGGCCAAAACTACAAAGCCATGAGTGACGGAATCCGTCTAGCGGTTTTGCTTTATGTCCAAAAGGTAAAGAAAGACAACAAAAATGACAAGGGATGAAATCACAGCAGTGACGCTTTTACTGCTTCACACGTGGAGCGCTGAGTGTTTGTGCAGCTGGTTCTCACAAACAGAGGGCAAATGCTCACGGTGCTACGCACTCGCCAGAGCAGAGCAAGAACTGCCACTGATCTATGAAGCATTTATCAACACAATTGACAAGATGGAGAAAGCCAAATGAGCCTTGAAAACTACGAGCCCGTAGCAGACCGCCTCATCAAGTTTTGGGAGGCACACCCGGACGGACGCATCATCAATGAGCTGGTGACATACGAGGGAGACCGCTGCATTGTCAAATCCAGCATCTACTTCCACAAGGATGACGCCCATCCAGTGGCTGTGGATTTCGCTGAGGAAATCCGTGGTAGCTCCAACGTCAACCGCTCGAGTCACATTGAAAATTGTTCTACCAGCGCCACGGGCCGCAGCCTTTCGCTGTGTGGGTTCAGTAGCGCAACGGATGGCACCGGTGCAGGCTGGGAGAAAAAGCCATCACGTGAAGAAATGCAAAAGGTTGAGCGCCGTGGTGAAACAGTCATCACCAAAGGTGCAGACACACTTTCTGAAGCACAAGAGCGAGCCATCAAAGCCATTTGCAAATCAATGGGACGCACCGTCCCAAGCAACTTGCAGGCCCTCACCAAACGTCAAGCCTCTCAGCTCATTGACCAACTCAAAAACGCAACACCTCAAGCACCAGCAGAGGACGAAACACCAGAGGAGCCATTCTGATGGACAACGGAACACAACTCGACTACATAACGGACCTAATGACAGAGCGTGAAGCACTGCTCAAACAGATCCGACAACTCAAAGCAGATCTCTCCATGTGGACCCGAATCGGGCACATGGTTTTCACCCACAACGAGGGATGTCTCGAGGGATGCCGCCGTGCGTGTATGTGCACGTGCGGCTATGAGCATTACGTGGCACAAGTAGCCCAGGAGGAACGCCGTGATTGAGTTTCTGTGCTTCATCATCACCCTTTTCGCCGTGTTCAGCGTTGGCGTCCTGATGGGATCTAAAAGCAAATGAAAAACGAATTTGTACTTGATTTACTTGGGCATATCAGCTGTAACTGTCGCATTGTTGGTGAACGTCATGCTGAGTGCATCAAATGCCTAGTCCAACGTGAAACAGAAATGCTGGTAGAAGAGCGGGACCGCTTGCGGGGCTCATTGGCCGCATACGAGGCAGAGTTAGCGAGGGTAGAGCGTGAGCTCTCAGCCAAAAATATCTGAAGCAGAATTCCAACGGCAGGTCATAGACATTGCTGGTTGGCACAATTGGCTAGTGGATCACACGCCACCAATGCGCTCAGCAAAAGGTGCTGTGTTCACTGGCGGGTTGACCGGCAAAACAGATTTGGTGTTGTTCTCCCTCAAAGGCAAAGGCATCATCTACGCAGAGCTAAAAAGCGAAACGGGCAGAGTGTCAGCATCCCAAGCGGTGTTCAAAAACCTCATCACCAGCAACGGCGGGGAATACCACCTCTGGCGTCCCAGTGACCTCCCTGCCATCGTTGAAAGGCTCTCGAGATAATGCAAAAGCCATTCAGCAACGCCCAATATGACGCAGACGATGACGCCAAAACACAAGTGGCGGAATACGTCAAAAGGTTTTGGGCCGTTGACAACATCCGGGTGAACCCAAATCAATACGGCATTGACCTCATAGGCGAAATAAACGGCGCACCAGCTGGCATTGAAGTGGAAGTGAAACACAATTGGAGCGGACCCAATTTCCCGTTCTCCACGGTGCATTTCTCAGCCCGCAAAACCAAATTCCTCAACGAAAAGGAAATGGTCTATTTCTGCATGGTCAACCATGAACGCACCCACATGATTGCAATAGAACACGGTGGCTTTAATGAGTCGAAGCTGGTGTGCAAAAACACCAAAGTGACCCAATCAGAATGGTTTATCCAAATCCCGCTCACCCGCTTTGAAACCTACGATTTGCTAGCCTGACGCACCCTCTGGGCAGGATGCCACACAATTGAAATGACCACGGCCTCATTGGGAGTTGTACTCAGTAGGTGTAATGCACGGGGACGTGCTAGAGCCTCATGCCTTAGAGCAAGA